GTCACTAAGTCAGTTATTTGGTGGCGGCGGGGCAACATCGCCATTAGGACAAGGAACAGGACCGCAATACGGTTATCAAGATTATGGTATCTTCTTCTAAGGAATAGATATGGCGAATGTGATGGAATCTCTATTTGGTCTGACAATGGGACAACGACAGCCTGTAGCGGCTGATCCGTTGCAGGCTTATTCTGGCCTAATTAGTGGCACTGGTGCTTCTTTGCAACAGAACATCACTAGCGCCTTTGGTCAGATGACACCTCAGCAGGCTCTGAGCAGCATTATCCAACAAACACAGCAACAGGTTGATCTAGGCACACCAGAAGGACTGATTCAGTTAGCCAACAATCTAAACCAGTTACCGCAGTTTAGTGGTATGGCTTTGGCTATGCGGCAGGAAGCCGCTAACTTAGCGCAACAGCAGCAACTTACACAAGCAGAGACATTCCGGCGTACTGCTGCTGGTATTAAATCCTTACAAGAAAGACCAACACCTGAGCGTAAACTTGTGCAAGTTGATGCCGGGGATAGAATTGAATTTCGTGATCCTGTTACAAATGAACTTGTTGAAACTATTAAAAAAGGAATGACTCCGGGGCAACAAGCAAAGGCAGAAGGTACGGCAGAAGACAAGCCTGGATTTATTGGTAAAACCGGTGCATTTAGGAATCAGTTTGGTGAAGTCATTCCTGGCTCTGAAATGCAGAAACAACGTACTGGTTTCCAAGCCGCTGAAGATCTTTTAAATAATCTTAATAAGATTACATCAACTGATATTAGAAACGCAGAAGCAAAAATAGATTATACACAGGGCGAAGCAAGAAAAGCAGTTGCTGGTACTTTGTTTAAGAAAACTCTTGATGCACAAACAAAGATTGCTGCTAGTCAGTTGCTTCAGCAAATTGAGTCATTACCGCCAGGGTCTGCTTCTGATGCTGATATGAGAGCATCTGCAAGGTCGTTTCCTGGGTACTCTGATGCAACTGCATTGCTTAACTGGGTAAACAGAACAAAAGAAACACTAGAGCAATCTCTTGCTCGTCAAAATGAACAGTATGGGTTTAATCGCCGTATTAGATCATCTGCACCATTAAATTTTGGACAACAACAAGGAAGAACTAGAGGTAGTAACCAACCTCCGCAGGGTATTACACAGCAAGAGTGGAATGCAATGACTCCGGAAGAAAAGGGATTATTTCAATGACACCAGAACAGCAACAAGCACTGGCTCGTGCTCGTGCCAGACTTCGTGTACAAGAGCCTCAAATATCAGAGCAAGAGCGTCAACGACTATTATCGATGCCTTATGCTGAAGTTGTAGAAGGAACTGAAGGTATTCAAGTAGAGCAACCAGCACAGGTTACGCCTGTTGGTCGTGCTATTGTTGGTGTAGCAAAAGGTGCTATTGTTGATCCTATTGAAGCAGGTATACAGTTATTTGGTGGGGAGGCTGGTCGCCGTGCAGTTGCTGAACGAGAGGCTTCATACCAAGCAATGCGTCAGAGGATGGGCGAAGAAGGAATTGAAGGCGCTAGATTAGTAGGATCTATTTTAAGTCCTGCTGCTATTATACCTGCAGTTGGCGCAGCACAGAGATTAGCACAGGCTACTACACTAGGTGGTCGTGTTGCTGCAGGTGCTGGCGTTGGTGCTGCTAGTACAATATTCCAACCATTAAGTGAAGCACCGGAAGATGTCGCAGAATTTGCCGCATCTAAAGTTGAACAGGTTGGTCTTGGTGCTCTTCTTGGCGGTCTTATCCAAGGAGGAGTAGAAGGCATCAAAGGCGGCTCTAGATTTTTAGTTGACCTATCTAAACCGCTTACTAAAAACGGTCAAAAACAACTTATTCGTAAATATGTAGATGAACTTGCTGGAGAAGATAAGCAAACATTTATTAACGCATTAAGTAGAGCAGAAGAGATTGTTCCTGGTAGTAGGCCAACAACAGCAGAAGCATTGGGAGAAATACCGGAGGCTGTAAACATTGCTGCTGCACAACAAAGACTTGCTAGAACTCAAGAAGCGGCTCCCATATTTGCTAGGCGTGAAGCAGAGCAACAAGCAGCCAGATTGGCCGAACTTCGTACTGTTGGTGGAACAGAGGCAGATTTAGCAGCAGCACAGGCAGCAAGAACAGCGGCTACGGCTCCTTTGCGTGAAGAAGCACTTATGCAGGCAAATATTGCTGGTGAACTTGCACCACGTTTAGAAGCAGATATTGCTGCTAGAGAAGCAAGTAGAATTGCTGCACTGCAAACACAAGGCCAGTTTCAAACTATTGCTGCTCAACAAGCGGCAGCAGCAGGTAGATTTGGTCCAATAGGATTACCTCGTCTTTCAGCAAGGTATAGTAACAATATAGAAAGAACAGCAGAAGCAATTGATGCAGCAAAAGAAACTAAAAATATTATAGCGCAAAGAGCAGCAGAAAGAGATTTTAAAGCACTTCAATTACAAAGTCTTGCCGATGAGGGGTTTTACCCATTAAAAGTAACTGATATTGTTGAAAATGTAGACAAAATTCGTGTTGCTCCTGGACAGCGTTCATCTGAAGTTGTTCAAAAAACATTTGATTCTTTAAGACAAAAACTAACAGATCCTGCCTATGTAAAACCTAACGGTATTATTGATTCTCGTGATCTTTACACAATTCGTAAAGAAATTGGAAACGATATTAGAAGGTTTGCAGAAGACGCTAAAAACTGGGATTCTAAACTAACAGCAGGTCTTGAAAAGAATATCAAAACTTATATTGATAATTCAATTGAAAAGGCTGGTGGTGTTCGTTGGAAAGAGTATTTAGACAACTATTCAAAATATTCTACTAAGATTAACCAAATGGAGATTGGTCAGTTCCTAGAGCGTAAACTTAATTCACCAATGAATGTTGAAAGAGCAGGATCATTTGCACAGGCTGTAAGCGAAGCAGCATCTACAATTAAACGTGCTAGCGGTGTTTCTAGATTTGAAAAACTTGGTGAAGTTTTAACACCTAAACAAGAAGCATCCATAAATGCGGTATTGGCAGATCTTAAAAGATCAGATGCTGCCTCTAAATTAGCAGAACGTGCTCGTGTTTCTGGTATTGAAGCAGGCGAGGCAGAACTACCTCAATTATTAAACAGAACAGCGGCTATTACCAATGCAATTTTAAGAGCCTTAAAAAGAGATGCTATTCCAGAAATGAATAGGGAAATGGCTAAACTGTTTGCTGATCCGCAGGCTATGGCTGCATTTATGTCTTCCGCACCAAAAAGCCGTGTTAAAGATTTTGTTAATTCATTTTATCCAAAACTCACTCCTGAAAATCAGGCTATCTTCGATAGTATCGTTGAGGTTCAAGCACCTGTTCGTGCTTTGATGGCAGAAGAACAATAAACTATGTCCGATCCAGCCGCAACCGCTAGGGCTGCGCTAGGAGGCATCAAAGAAGCCGTTGCTGTAGGCCGTGAGATAAAGGAAACAGCAAAAGAAGTAAATGCTTTCTTAGACGAGGAAGCAAAGGCTCGTGTTGCCTGGAAGCGTAAGCAACAACAGATTGAACGCCGTGGTGACATGATGTTCATGAGTGCCTATGAAGAATACAAGATCATAAGGCAGATTCGTGAAGCAGAGGCAGAGATGTATCGACAGATCGAGCAGGAGTATGGCAGATCTGCTGTCTCTGAAGTCAAGTCGCTAATCACTCAGATGCGTAAACAACACCTAGAACTCAATGACGAGATGTATCGCAAACGCATGGAAACCAGACGAGAGATGCTGTGGTTGTTGCTGGCATCTTCTGTGGTGTACGGAATCTTTAAAATGATGGGGCTGATGTAATGATTACACTGTTATCGACACTAATATCCTTCCTTATGGGCGGCATGCCCAAGATCCTTGAGTTCTTTCAGGATCGTTCCGACAAAGCACATGAACTTGAACTGGCACGGATGCAGACTGAGCGTGAACTGCAGATGCTGGAGCGTGGGTTTGTGGCACAGGCTCGCATAGAAGAGATCAGGACAGATCAGGTGGCGATGCAGACAGCGGTGCAGGAACGAGAAGCACTGTATGCACACGATATTGCTATCGGTAAAGGCGCATCGCTGTGGGTCACTAATCTTCGTGCTTCTGTGAGGCCAGTCATTACCTACGGTATGTTCTGTATGCTTCTGTTTGTGAACATCTTTGGCTTCTTTTACGCATGGAAGACTGGTGTGCCTTTTGATGTGGCTATGCAGATCCTCTGGGATGAGGACAGTGCCATCATCTTCTCATCGGTGATCGCCTTCTGGTTCGGCACACAATCGTTTAAGAAATGAAAGTCTCCAAAGAGTGCATCGACATGATCAAGCATCATGAAGGTGTCCGTACTCGTGGGTATAGGTGTCCTGCTCTGCTGTGGACAATCGGGGTAGGCCACGTTATTGATCCAAACCATATAAAGGTGCCTTTAAATGAACGAAAAGACTTACCAATCCCACCAGGATGGGACAGAACTCTTTCAATGGCAGAAGTCGATGACATACTTGCCACAGACTTGGCTTCGTTTGAGCGAGGAGTTTTACGACTATGTCCTTCTGGTCTTACTCAGTCTAGGTTTGATGCACTTGTTTCCTTCTCTTTCAACGTGGGTCTCGGCAATCTCCAACGCTCTACAATAAGGATGTGCCACAATAGGGGTGACTTTGAAGGCGCTGCTGAGGCGTTTATGTCGTGGACCAAGGCAGGCGGTAAGGAGTTGCCTGGGCTGGTCAAGCGCCGTAAAGACGAAAGAGCACTGTACCTAAAGCCATAAAAAAAGAGCCTCCGAAGAGGCCCTAAAGACTACACCCTAGACTACCAAAAAATCATTATCCGTAGAACAAAAAGGTCTATGACTACGGCCTTTTCGTCTTCGTACTCAGGAATGAACTCAATACCGAGCATCATGCCTGAGATTAAGTGCAGAGCGATTGTCATATCTCACAGTGTCCAGCAACGCAGGCCAATGTCTGAGCACCTTCGACATTATCGTCCTTCTCAGACAGAGTATCCCAGTGAATCTCTTTTGGCATCTTAGCCAATAGTTCTTCATAGACCTCTTTTGAACATTCCTCATACGGTGCTTGCCTGTATGTGCCACCATCCCAAGGCAGGAAAGACACGCCAGAGACTTCATCAAAGTGTCGCCACACCCATGCCCCAACATCCATCCATTCGTCCTCTTTGACAGAGATCGTCACAGACGGTTTATGCTCACACCAGTACCGCTGATACATCAACCATAGATCGAGGTGTTCAATTGCTGTTAGATCGTCACGCAACCGTGCTCCTTCAGGTGCCTTCATCGGAAACGAGAACACGACAGTGCTGTCTGGACGCATTACACAGTCTTCTGCTGGTACGCCTTCGTTGGCTAGAAAAGACGAGAGAGGGTCTTTCTTATCTCCCCGAACGCGCCGAATATAATAACGGCTATGTCGAGCATGAATACCAGAGGCAGAATCAACAAGTTGGCTAACAGTGCCAGAAGGTTTGACACAAGTAATAGCAGTAGACCGAGGGATTCCCAGATTTGCTGCAAAGTCCATATTGGTGCTAACGGCGACTTCGCGTAACTGTTTAAGATTCTCCGCAGTGCTGTCACTAATCTCTCCCATCCAATGATTATCTAAAATGCCTGTAAGCGACACACCAAGCAAACGCTCTTCCTCAGTGTTCTTCTGCCAGATCTTCCGTAGGTATGGGAAGTGTGTCAGCGTAGACTGAAATGTTCCTAAGATCGTTGCTATACGAACTTTCTTAGAGAGCGACTCAAGGGTGTCATCGGAGCGTACAACGACTTCTGTAAGGTTACAGAATTGATAGGGTCGTAGTATGATTTCTGAGCAGGGATTTGTTCCGAAATCATAATCTCCATCGCGTCTTCCGTTTTTCTTAGCCTGACTTTTACTTGCGGCTCGTGAAAAGATCCCGCGCTCTCCAGAGTGACTGTTATAAAGACTTGTCCATTCTGCGAGAAACTGTCCAATATCTGGTTTAGTAACATAAGTTGCTGAGTTGTTAGCAAGTGCTCGTTGTCCGTTATGTGTCCACCAGTCTCCACTCTTGGCTCCTCTCATGCGATCATCTTCAAGGTCAGACAGGGAAATCATTGCAGATCTTCGTACTCCGCCCACAACAACAACTTCCCCGATCTTGCAGAGAATATCATGACATTCGATTGATGTAAGTTTGCGGCCAGCCGCTGCTCTGAATTTGGCAGTAGTAAACTTAAAAAGTTCATCCAGAGGTCCTGGTCCAGAGGCACGTCCTCCAAAGGTTTTGAGTCTGGCTCCTGCAGGTCTAATTCTGGATAGGTCGTACCTTGCCACTTCCCCAGAGTATAGTAAAGCGATGAGTTGGCGTAGTGCCTTTGCCCATCCTTCTTTGGAATCCGCAACAGAAATAACAGTCTCAGAATCAAACAACTGGTCTGGGACTTCAGGTAATTGATCGACATATTTGTGCTCCACAGAAAAGCCTACTCCAGTGCCGCAGAGCAGGATGTACATCGCCTCATCAAAGGCTTTAGGATCGTCCACAGGCAGGTATGAACAATTGTAGCCTGCGGTGTTATCACGCTCCAGCGCCTTGCCAGCGGTCATGATAGCCCTCATGGAAGGCATCACCTCTAGGTTCACTATTGCGTCACGGATGTCCCGATACAACTCATCAGGCATCTTGTAGTCGTGCTTTTCTTGCAGGTGCTTATAGAGGAACGTAGTGTAGCGATTCACTGTCTCTTCCCAGTGCTCACGGCGATCCATCTCAGGCAGAAACCGGCTGTACCGGCTCTTAGCAATAAACTCAGAATAGGGTGTCATCTTAGTCATCTAAATCAATCTCCAGTTCTTCAAACTTATCTTCAATCTTATCAGCAAACCGTTCAATAATCTCTTCTGATGATATGTCTAGTACCTCCAGCAGTGTTATCTCGTCAAGTTTAGCCATCCTTTCCATTATGTCCCGTAATGTTAACGACATCATTTCCCCCCGTAATACGCTTCTTTTATTTTATCATAATTCGCTACTGCAAACTCAAGATAGTGTAAAGCCTTCTGCAAGTCCTCTTTACCATTTTTCTTGTGATGCCGTTGCACATACTTTACTACATTACACAGCCAAGGGTCTAACTTCCAATCAAGGAAGACATCCCAAGGCTGAATCCCGCTTTTGTAGTGGTCGCCACCGATCTGCTTTGATGCAATATAGTCTGCTAATGTTTTATGCTGCTGAGACATTGGCGTGTTCCTTTATTGCTTTGGTGGATTTGGACCAGGAACCACAATCTGTACACTGGAATCTTTGGAAGGTTCCGGTGGTGGTGTAGGTAAATCCACGCTTTTGCAGTCTCCCGCTTCCACAGTTGGGACAACCGTGACCGTTGAAGAGGTTATGATTAGGGTGAGACTTAATCCAAGGTAGCA